TAATCGAGTTAAGCAAGTAAACGGTGTTAATACTACTATCTCTCAAAGTTTGTCGAATGATGTCACTAAAACTTCGGAAGGTTCTTGGTATACTACAGATTACGACGGTAATAAAGGTAGAATAGTACCCAACAATACATCTACTAATAGTAAATCAATCACTGTAACTTGGACTCAGAAGTATTCGGGTAAAACCATACAGGCAACATTTACCCAGGCAGCAGGTAGAAAAGTTTATTCTTCATGGAGTTATAACTGTAGAGTAGATAAAACTTCTTTCAGTTACAGTGGAGGTCAATCTAATGTAACTGCTAAGAGTGCAAGTAGAACTTATACTTGGAATGGTCAAGGTAGTAGTTATACAGAATCAGAAACTGCTACCGTAAGAGTTTCTAGTCCGGCTTCTATTAGTGGTAATAGTATTTCTATCCCAAGTAATAGTGGTTCTGCTAGAAATTTTACGGTTACTTTCGATTTCCCAACTGCTACAGACCAGACTATCTCAATTTCTCAGGAAGGAGGTCAAGTAACCTATGTAGATCACCTATCTATATCCCCAACTACTAAAAATGTACCTGGAACTGGTTCAGGATTTAGGTTGACAGTAAATGCCAATTATGATAAATATATAAACGGAACTTATGTAGAAAATGTTAGTTCTACTTATACTTCGGCTGAAGTAGTTGAGGGAACTTCATCTGATATTACCATTTCTGGTAAAACTTCTAGTGGATGTAGTATTAGTGTAGCACCAAACCCTAACTCATCACCTAGAACTTTTAAGATTAAGTTTACTTATGATACGGCAACTCCTGTATATTTAACCATTACACAGAATTCGGCTGAGGTAACTTATCCTAGTAGCGGTATAGTATTTGAACATAGTACTCAACAGAATAGTGGTTATAAAACTAGTACTTTATCCATTGGTACTGTTGAAGGTAAAGGAGGTAATATTTCTTTTTATATAAAAAGTTATAGGTCTAGATATGTTAACGGTTCTTTAAGTTCTACCGAAGCTATTAAACCTACTCTTATTTTGCCATCCGGAGTAACCGAAACTATTACTAATGTGAGTGGTTATTACTTTAAAGTAACTATTACCATACCTGAGCATTCAAAGCCTGCAAGCAGAACTCTTACAATCAGAGCTAATCAACCTAATGGCTTAGATAGAGAGTTAGTACAAACTGTACAACAGAGTGCTTCAACTTATGAGTTTGGTATTAGGGAAAACTCGGGGGATTCTTTGAGTACTTCTCTTACTTATTCTGGTTGGCCAAGTTCAGATTCATCATACAATAGACCTGTAAGAGTATATTCTAGGAAGAATGGTAATCAATTCCTTAATTGGGCTTTATCTTCTAATGTGGATTGGATTACTATATCTGGTTCAGGTGCTGGGGCTACATATAAGGTAGCCACTAATAACAGTAGTTCATCTAGAACAGGAATTATTACCTTTACTCAAGGGGAATCTGGTAAAACTTGTACTCTGACAATAGTTCAAGAAGCAGGAGATGTCTATGAGTTTTATATTACTGACTCAGATGGTAATGGGCATTACACCGATTTCACATTCCCAGCTCCCTCAAATGGATTGGTAAATAAACATGTATTGAATCTTATCTCTACTCACAATGGTAGCCCCTTATCTGCAGATGATGTAGAGGGAGTCCATTCGGAGATAACAGAGAAATTAATCGGCTTGGTATTAATACAAGATACTCAATCCCCATTCAAGTTTATGGCAACTATAACTGAAAATGGATATACCGAAAGAACTGGAGCAGATACTTATAGACAGAAGGCATCTGGAAAAACAGTAATTTTCAGAGTTCTTCAAGAAGCTAAAAATAATAATTTCAGATTGGAATTAAGTTTAAATATTTCAAATGGTAATGATCAAGATACGTGGGGATTATTTGATACGGCTAATATGCCTCATACTTCTGACTTTATGTATGATATGAGCTTAATACGTGAGGGTATTATAGTGGACTCAGTAAAAGGTAAAATAACTGTGAATTCTATTCAAAGTACTACTAAGGATAGAGGGATTGGAGATAATGTTTATGTATGGGCCTATAATTCTGTAAGAGGTTTATGGTTATCAATTGGTAACTTTAGGATTGAAGAGGGGAATAATACCCATCATTGGGATGTTTCTTGGCCCACCTAGACAATTTAATCCTAAACACAACACTAGTACATTTATTGATAGATAAATTTAATTATTAACTTTAAAACTAAATCATTATGGAAGTTAAATCTGGTGAAGGTACTGTAGTGGTTGCGGATCGTAATCGTTATAGTGATGAATGTTGTAATAATCGAGGATGGGGCTCCGGTTGGGGTGCTGTCGGTGGAGCTTTAGTAGGTGGTGGTTTTGGTGCTGCTGCAGTTTCTGTGTGGGACAAAATCAATGACACAAAAGCTGATATCCAAAAAGTGGAATCTACTGTTCAGGAAGCAAAAGCTGGTATTTACAAAGACATATCTGATGCTGCTCGTGGAGTTACTTCTGAAGTTGCAGGAGTTTCTAGACAAGTAGAGGGTGTAGGTAAAGAAGTACTTAACAATCGCTTTGCTACTGAACGTGGCCTTTGTGATCTTGGTTATAAGACTAATTCTGATATCCGGGATTCTCGTGATCAAATGGGAGCAGGGTTCAATCGGGTTATGGATCGTCTTTGCCAGATGGAACATCAACAGTCAAATTGCTGCTGTGAAATTAAGAGCTTAGTTAGAGAATCCGAAAACAGATTAGCTCTTCAGGCAGAACGTAATCATTGCGAGGTAATGAAAGGCCAGCAAGAGATTAAGTGTCTGATTGAGAACACTGCAAAAGACCAAGAAATTGCTAGACTGAATCGAGTAGTTGATGCTCAAAGAGATCAGAACATTATTAACTCGGTAGTACAGGCTTTAGGTAATAAAACTGCATAATTTCTATTAAAGTTGATTAGGGAAAAGGGAGGTACCTGTAGTGGGTATTTCCCTTTTTTCGTTTTAATCTAGTAAGAAACATGGAAGAAGATAATAAACTACAAACCTTTACTCTCCAAATGCAACTACCGGCTCCTAATTTAGAGGTAGCAAAGAGAGTAGCCGATGAAGCACAAAGACTGATAGATATCTATGGATACTATAATTTCTTGAACCTAGTAGAATTTATGAAACAGAATCCCAGTATGGTTCAAATGGGATTAAGTCTAATCAATAAAAATAATGCAGTATGGAAGAAATGAAATTTAAATCATTACAAAGAGGAGATTCAGTCTTTACTCTAGAAAGAGACAGAAGATCAATGTACCCAATCTTTGACCGAGCTAAAGTAGTAAAGGTAGGAGAAAGTAAACCCAGAGCTAATGAAAATGGTGATGGCTTTTCTAATCTTATAGAAATTGTTCTTCAAGATTCCATTGGTACAGTAACAGTATATTTACCTTCGGATGGGAATGAGGGTATTTATAACAATGTGTACTACACTCTAATTGGAAATAATATTGTAAACGAAGTATCATTGCAAAGGTCACAGGCTCTTGGTATTATTAATAATGTAGGTAAATACGAGAACATAATAAAGGAATGCGATAATATCCTTGCTATGTTTGAAAACAAGGAGCCCACTAATGGTAGTCAATTCAATGAAGAATTCGCTTCCTTCAGGAAAGATGTAGTATCAGTATTACAATCACAACAGCAAGCCATAAACCTTATGATGGATTCACTTGGCTTGAATAAACCGAAGGAAAATCCAGATGGCAAGTAAGTCAGTAAACATAACTATAAGTACTCCCTTGGGAGACTTACAGATATATACTGACCCAAAAGAACAGGCTAGAGCTGAGAGGTTAATTGCAGAAACTCCTTCTATCATGAGGAATGCTTATGATAGAGCTACTGAGAAATTCGGCAATCAACTTCTCAGACTTGTGAAAAAATGCCTAAGAACGGGTACTCCTCCAAGAGGAACTCATTGGGATCCTCACTCGGCTAATACCATTAAACGATATGGAGAGCATACCCTTTTGAATTATACGGGTCAGTATTTGAGATCAGTACAAATAGTAAAACAGAAGAATCGAACTTACGTAGGTATACCTACTAATCTTAAGAAAACCCGAAAGGGTGATAGGACTAGTAAAAGAACATTGAACCAAGTAGCTATCATGTTAGAGTATGGTTCTAGAGGTGGTAATTTACCTCCAAGACCTCTATGGGCACCAGCTTTCGAACAAGTTGGTGGTAAGAAGGTTCTGAAGGAAACTATAGTAAGAGAACTTCGTAAAGAAATAAGGAAATATAGAAGATAATGGGATTTACAATAAGTAAAAATCAAGGTTCAGGTAGGACTGTTATAACGGTAACACCAGAAGAAAAGAATGCTACGGACAAAGATATAGTTCAGATCTTAACAGTAGAAGCTGTAGATGGGTCAACTAAAGAAGTAAAGCTTATCCACAAGAAAGGGGAAGGCAATTATGAATACACTTTCAGAGTTTCACCCACTGAATTATACTTTGAGCCTACAGGAGAAAGTAAAGAGGTTACTATTGTATCTACTAAACAAATGGTAATCAATGGAAAGAAAGTTGGTGATCCAGTTAATGTAAATTATACTAGGGAAAACTCGGGAGATGTATCTGGCTCTGGTACTACTCTTATCATGAGCTTAAACGATAATACTCATAATGATAAACTTGGCCAAGTAATTTTCATACAGGATGAATCAGGTAAAACTGTAGTTGTAACTTGTAGACAGGGTAAAAAAGAGAACACTGCTGGAGGGGATATTGGTCTTATCCAATTATGGTCTGGTTCTGGAGTTCCTGAAGGTTATGTACTTTGTGATGGAAGTCAAGTAAGTATAGCAGAATACCCAGAATTATATAAAGCTATTGGAGATAAGTATAATACTGCTTCTACTAAAGCTGGTTATATAAGTGTTCCAGACTTAAGAGGTAGATTTGTAGTAGGATATGATCCAAGAAATTATGAATACGAACGTATTGGTAATACTGGTGGGCAGGCCCTAGTAACTCTTACTTTAGATCAAATACCTCCTCATAGTCATAAGATTACATTTAAAGAGGAGAAATGGGGAGACAACTCAAACCGTAGACCATTCCCTAATCATAAAATACCAGATTCGGATTATTCAGCTTATACTCAGCCAACTGGTGGAGGTAGTGCTCATGAGAATAGGCCACCATATTATGTATTGGCTTATGTAATGAAAATAAGATAGGAGGTAATTATGGTAAATTCACAAGAGATAGTAGAGAGAACCTTCTATATATGCTTATTGAATGTTCTCCTAGAAAAGAAGATGGGACTTAATCCTGAGGATTATTTACCTTTATCACAAGAGAATGAAAAGAGATTCCAAGAAGATAAGGAAGCAATAGATAAGTTCATTTACTTATTTGGTATAGGTAATAACCAGGTAAGAGGTCCTAAAACTTGTCCAAGGATAACTATAGAAAGCACTGCTTATTATCCTGGAGATATTGGAGTAGAGAAATATATCATTGGAGATAAATTAGAGGCAGGCAATTATCAGATGTCAGAGTTCCCGTATGAAACCAAGGATATCACTATTGATATTCATCTGGTAGCAACTACTCAGAATGATATGAGATTACTTCACTCTATTCTTCATGAAGCATTACCCACTAGGGGATATATAAGACCTTACTTCAATGATTTAGAAGAATGGGATAAAGGTAGGATAGCTCCTACTGGGAATCTGTTTATAGAGATTGGTAATTTCTATGACCATCCAGATGAATCCCATGGATTATTGGAAAAGGTATACCAATATGTATGTAAGGATGGTATTATACCAGAAAAACTGGTAGAAATGGGGGATCTAATACCTATAAAAGATATAAGTCTTTTACTAGGACCAGAATACCAAAAGGACGAGGAGATGCTCAATCTCAATATACATGTTTAACTCAAAAATTTACTAAAATGAAAAAGTTAGTGTTTATGCTGATGGCACTCATTTTACCAGTGTCATTGTTTGCTGCAGAAGTAGAACCTTCAACTGGTTCAGAGTTCGTAATCAATCTGGGTACCTTTACGGGTATAGTAACTTTGGTATCATCTTTGGTTACTCAGATACTAAAGGTAATCCCAGCTATCAAAGACAACAAACTTGCTAAGATTGGTATATCTGCCTTAGTAGGTATTCTTGTATGTCTTATAGCTTGGGGATTACAACTTACACCATTATTGGAAAACTATCCTTTCTACCAGGTATTAATTTATGGATTAGCTGCTGGTTTATCAGGATGTGGTTTCTATGATGTGATTAAGGCTATCGGAGGTTTATTTAAGAATAAAGAGGATTAATTTTCTAATAATACCAGTAAGGTAACGATACTTACTGGTATTAATTAAATTAATGTATAACCTATAAAACACAAGGATATGTCAAAATCACCAAGCGTTGTTTTTAAATTCGAGAACAACAATGTTCAACAGACTACTCCTCTTTTAGGAGTATCATGTTTCTTGGCTAGAACTGAAAAAGGTCCCTATGATGATCCTTCAGAATTAATCACTTCTTTCTCTCAATTCCAAAGAATATTTGGTAAAGAGATTGTACCTGATGGTTCTGTATCTAACATAGAGAAAGCTTTAGTAGGAGGTTCTAAGCTAAGAATTATTCGTGTATTGGGAGCAGGTGCTAAAAAGGGTACCATTACTAAAGCAGAAGACTCTAGAGTATTAGAAGAAGATGAGATTGAATTAGCTTCTGCTATACCTGGAGAAGTTCAAGCTTCTGAAGTAATGAAATTTACTTCTGGAGGTATTAATGTAAGCTTTGGTTTGGTAACTAAAGGTTATGGTGATCCCATTGGTTCTGGAGAATCCTTCAAAGTTGGTTTCTCTAAATCAGTGAATACCATTTTCTATAACATATATGATGCCAATGGTTCTATCTTGGAATCAGGTCCGGTAATTACTTATAAAACTAAGGATGCTCAGAATAAAACTTCTGTAGATTACCT